CGCCGACTTTGGCTGGGGCACGGGAACGTGGGGGTTGCTCACCTGGGGAACCGCACGGCCGCCGTCAGCGTCAATAGCACTCTTCTCGAGCGTCTGGCAGTTCGATACATTTGGCGAAAACCTGATTTTGCAGCTCGTTGATGGCGGCATCTACGAATGGCTGCCGAGCACGGGCATTGGTGTACGCGCAACGGCTATTTCTGGCGCGCCAACCAAGAGTAAGTACGCATTGGTATCGACGCCGGATCGACATCTGATCTGTTTCGGCACGGAAAGCACGATTGGTACGCCTTCGTCGCAGGATCCGATGTTTGTGCGCTTCTCCAATCAGGAAGACATCAACACTTTCGTCGCTACGGCCACGAACACCGCCGGCGGCCAGCGTCTGACAGACGGAAACTTCATTGTTTCGGCACTGCGTTCACGCGGGCAGATCCTGATCTGGACGGACACGGCGCTTCACGGCATGCAGTACCTTGGGCCGCCGTACACCTTCGGTTTCCAGCAGCTCGGTGCGAACTGCGGCCTGATTGGTCCGCATGCCTCGGCGGATGTAAACGGCGTGGCGTATTGGATGGCCAAGGACGCGTTCTTCGTGTTCGACGGTACGGTGAAAAAGCTCCCGTGCACCGTGCAGGACTATGTGTTTAAGGATTTGAACTTCACGCAAGCACAGAAAGTGCATGTCGGCATCAACACGCAGTTCAACGAAGTGACATGGTGGTACTGCACCGCGGACAACGACTACATCGACCGTTTTGTCACCTATAACTACCTCGAGCAGGTCTGGTCCGTGGGCACGATGCCTCGTACGGCCTGGGCGGACCTTGGCACCTATTCCAATCCGCTTGCGACCACCTTTGACCCGGACAGCACTGCTGCGACGATCAGCACGATCAATGGGCTCACGGCCGGCCGCTCACGGATCTTTAACCAGGAGAATGGCGCGAACGGAGATGGCCAACCGATCCTCGCGTATGTGAAGTCAGGGTACTTTGACATTGGCGATGGCGATCAGGTGCTCTTCATGAAGCGCTTTATCCCGGACTTCAAGAACCAGGAAGGCAATCTTACGGTTCGTTTGCTGTTGCGCTTGTACCCACAGGCCCCTGCGACACCGAGTTCGCTCGATCCGTATATCATCGAACCGAGTACGCAGAAGGTCGATACCCGCGCGCGCGGGCGCCAGGTTGCGTTGCAGATTGAGAGCAGCGACATCGACACCAGGTGGCGCTTTGGCACGATGCGAGTCGATATCCAACCTGATGGGTTGAGATGAGCAAGATCAACAACGTCCGTCTGCCAAACGCGGCCCAGCAGGGGTACAGCGCGGAGCAGTTTGATCAGCTCGTGCGATCGCTTGAGCAGGTTATTTTTCAGCTTAACAACACTTACACGCCGATTGTCACCGAGGACAAGGACACCGCGTACGCGTGGTATGGGGACGGTGGAGGGTTTATGGACACAAACGGACTGCCAGTTCCCATCTCAATTGGAGGGACCAACACGGATGCGTTTGGCAGGTTGCGTGTCAGCCAGCCCTACACGCTGTTTGACAGCCAGAACAGGTACGCCTCGGACAATCAGTTCGATACTTCAACTACGGGCACTGGTTCCCTGACATTCAACACCAACCAAGCAAGCAATACACTGGCTGTTACTGCTGGCGGAGTAGGGTCCGTGGTCCGTCAGACGTATCGCTCGTTCCCGTACCAGCCCGGCAAAGGCCTGCTGGTGCTGGCGACGTTCCTCATGGACAACGGAACATCTGCAAACCTGAATCAGAAGGTCGGCTACTTCAACACTGAAAACGGCGTGTTCTTTCAGCGTGCTGGTGGCATCAATTCATTCACCGTTCGCACCAAAACTTCTGGCACGGTAGACAACTCACGGACCGTGGCCCAGTCTGCGTGGAATGGGGACCGCCTGGATGGAACAGGGGCTAGTGGCATCACGCTTGACTTGACCCATCCGCAGATTCTTTGGATGGACTTTGAGTGGCTAGGCGTCGGCTCTGTGCGCTGTGGCTTCATCATTGACGGCCAGTACATTGTTTGCCACACCTTTGAGACCGCAAACGAGTATGGCACCACCGTCTACATGACAACTGCCATCTTGCCGGTGCGATATGAGATCACGACCACTACTGCAGCAGTTGCAGCCTCGTTGACGCAGATATGCTGCTCTGTAGTGTCGGAGGGCGGGTTTGAGCAGACGTCAATTGAACACGTTGCAAGACGGGTCAATGCGACATCTTCTTCAACGATTACGACTTCTTTTTACCCTATTGCCTCTATTCGCCTGGCGTCCACCGCCTTGGGCGCTGTTGTCATACCATCGGCAGTAAATTTTCTTCCGACAACCTCCGACAACTACGAGATTGCGCTGATTAAAAACGCGACCTTGACTGGTCCGTCATGGGCCGCAGTGTCCTCTGACGCAAACGTAGAGTACGACATCACGGCCTCCGCTATGACGGGTGGAACAATCTGCAGTAACACGTTTACCACCGGTAAATCGGGGCCAGTGCCATTAAACGCAGGGAATGCCTATAACTGGGACCTGCAGCTTGGAGCATCTTTGGCGGGTGTCAGTGACATATTTACGCTGGCAGCACGTGTTGTAACTACAGGCGGTGCAGGCAGCGGAGGCGGCGTAGGTGCCCTCTCTTTTTATGATTTGACCCAGTGAGGCATAGATGGCAAACAAATACCTTCGCAAGTATTCGGTCCCAGCGGCGGCAACAGCAACAGCGTTGTACACCGTCCCAGCGGCCAACTCTGCCGTGGTGCGATCCCTGCGCGTAACAAACGTCGGCGCAGGCGTGGCGTCGATCACCATCACCCACACGGGCACTGGGACAACCTACTATTTGCAGAAGGACAGGGCGCTGCCTGTTAACACGACTTTTGACGTTTTTAACGGCATTCCATGCGTTTTGGAGACGGGGGACGTGCTTACGATTACGTCAAGCATTGCCGGCGTCCATTTTTATCTGTCCTATTTAGAGATCGACCGATCGTAATAGGTGGACAACACTTGACAACTTACCCCATAATCCGAGTCACCTTCGCGTCCTTTCCCGGCGCGCGACCCCTTGTTGGGTCTTCGGCTCAAACTGGAAAGGACACCTATGGAAAATGAAGGCATCATGAGCTTGCCCGAAGGGCAGGCCATGCAAAACCAAGGGCCCGCAACCCCGCCGGTATACGTCTCCAGCGCGGACACCTACGATGCCGCGCTAACGGCGCTGGGGGCATCGAGCAACGATCCGGCGCAGGCCGAGGCCGTCCGCCAGGCGGTCAGGGAAAGCATCGACGAGCTCGATCTCAGCCCGACCGAGCTTAGTTCGTTACTCGAGCTCCTCGAGTACATGTCCCAGAAGCCTGACGAGTACCCGCAGATCCGCCAGCGGCTGATCGAAATGGGCCTGATGGACGATGATGACCTGCCGGAAGCCTACGATCCGGCGTATCTCGGCATGGCCATCATGGCCCTGAACGAGTACCAGGCTGCCGGAGTCCAAGGCGCCCAGGCCCCGATGGAGATGGCTCCGGTCGTCGAGGGCATGGCGCCCATGGCCATGGCCGAGGGTGGACTAGCCGACATGGCTAAGTACCTTGCCTCCAAGGGCCGTAATGGCGACTCGATCCTGGCCCATATCACGCCGTCCGAGGCGCGGCTGCTCAAGTCCATGGGCGGTTCGGGCACGATTAACCCGGAAACGGGGCTGCCTGAGTTCTTCTTGAAGAAGCTCTTCAAGGGCATCAAGAAGACGGTCAAGAAGCTCCTTAAGAACCCCATCGTCCGTATCATTGCGACGGTAGCCCTTGCTGCGGTCCTCGGCCCAGCAGCGGCGAGCGTAGTCGGAGCGGCAACGGGCACGGCGGCGGGCGTAGCCTTGTCGACGACCGCAGCCGCCGCCAGCACGGCATTAGCTTCGACGGCAGCGGGAGCTGCTGTGTCGGCGATGGCGGGCGAAAAGATCAACGCCAAGAGCCTCTTGATCAACGCCGCGACCAGTTACTTTGGTGCGGGCGGCACGGCGTTCGGCGTCAATCCGGTTTCGAGCATTGCCAAGTTTGCGGGCAATATCCCTGGGGTTACCGAGGGGGGTAAGCTTGCGCAGGGCATCGGCGCGGGCGTCACGAGCGCCGGCATCGGCAAACTCGCGGGCATGGGCACGCAGGAGGCCCTTGGGCTGGGCCTTCAGTCAGGCATCATGGCGGGCATGTCCTATAAGCCCCCGGGAGCTGACCAGCTTCAAGAGGTCAGTGTCACCGGGAAAAGAGTTCCCATGCGGACGCAAGCTGGGCAAGCCTACGACATGGTTCCAGGCGGGGCTGATACGCCCAATCCACAGGCGATGGAAGGGGTCGCTAGCGGACCATATGAAACAGCGCCCGCTCCGGGCGCGACCTCCGCGATTGAATATCGCCCTGCCAGAACGACATATGACATCGGGGGTCTTGATATCGAGGGCGCTGGTGCCAGTCCGAGGTTTGTTGCGTCGAGCCCGGCTATGCAGACTGCAACCGCAATGCCGACCACTGCGCCGACTACCGCTATGGGACGCGTGGGGAGTTACTTTAAATCCCTTGCCCCGGGTGGCGAGACGCCGACATACGACGCCTTTAAGAACGCGTTTCTTGTCAATCCAGATGCTAAAACCGCCCTTGGCAAATATGTCCCTGGCGTCGCCACGGCGCTCACCGTCACGGGCCTTGCCGGCGGATTTAAGGCAGGGAAGTCGGAGGAGAACCCACTCTTCGATCGTAACTACACGGGCGAAGACTACATCCGCGACAACCCGGAACTTTTCAAGAACGCAGTTCAGCCGACCACGCTCCAGCCGTACAATCCGGTTGTCGCAACGCCCTCTTATGGGCTCGGGCAGATCGGAGCAGGGGCCACGGCCCCCGGACCTTCGACTCCGTCGACGATTTCGACGCTGCCGCTCTCGCCGACACCGACATATATGCCGCCTCCGGGCGCGGTAACTAATATGCCGGGCGGAGTCCCGCAGCCGTACAATGTCTCGGGGCTTTATGGCGTGCCGCTTCTTTACGGTAACCCCGTACAGCAGCCAGGTCGTCCCCCCGGCTATGCGCAAGGTGGTGCGGTGAATAACGCGATTCGTGCTGCGGCGAGTAATCCTGTCACTGTTGCGCAGACCGAGGCGATGCTTTTTGCTGGCCCGCAAGCTGCGCAGCAGGCCGGAATGGCCGTACAGGCACTTAATCAGCGAGGGATCATGGGCGTACAAGGACTGCGCAACGGCGGCCAGCCGACGAAGTTCCCGCGTAAAACAGGGCCGATTAACGGCCCCGGCACGGGAACATCGGATTCAATCCCGGCGATGCTGTCGGACGGTGAGTTTGTGTTCACGGCCAAAGCCGTACGCAACGCGGGCCACGGCAGCCGTCGCAAAGGCGCGCGTCGGATGTATAAACTCATGAAGATGCTGGAAGGCGGCAAGGTAAAGGGTAAGTAATATGGCAACAGATACATCCGCCACGCAACAGATCGTCCGGGAAGCCCCGGAGATCGAAGCCTATAAGCTTGACCTTATGAAGCAGGCGAGGGACCTCGCCGCGCAGCAGGGGTTTGCTGATCAGCTTCCGGGCTATCAGGTCGCTGGGTTTTCTCCGGCTCAGATCGCCGCGATGCGTGCTGCGGAGCAGCAGGGCGTCGGCGCGTTCTCGCCGTATGTAACGGCCGCGAACCAGGGCCTCGCAGGGGCGATGACCACGACCCGTGAAGCGGGCGATATCCTCCGTGGCGCAGACACTCGTGGGCAGTTCACCGATGCCCAGGCCGCCATGCGTCAGGCGGGCGCTGCCGCTGCCGGTATGGGGGGCGGTATTGGCCAGATCAACACGGGCCTTGGCTACATGGATCTGGCCGGGCAGCGTGCGCTACAGGCAGATGTTACTGGCCGCCTGAATCCGGCCTATCAGGACATCGGCACTGGCGTTAATGCGCTAGCCACTGCGCAAAACATGGCCGCCCGTTCTTCGCAGGCGGACCTGACTCCGGCCACGGCTACTATGGCACAGGGCCTGGGTGGTCTTTCGGACGCGCAGCGCATGGCTGCGATGTCCGCCGGGGCGGACTTCTCGGGTTCGCAGCAGCTCTTGATGAACGCCGCACAGCGTGCGGCGGGGGCGGCGGGTGTGCCGCAGATGGCTGGGGCGCAAGGCGCTATCGGACAAGGGCTTGAGCGCGGGATCGGTGGGATTTCTGCCGGTACGCAAGGCTACGATCCGTCGCGCGCTCAGTCCTTCATGGATCCGTATCGTCAGCAAGTTATCGACGAGACGATGCGGCAAATCGAGCGCCAGGGTGCGATTGCGCAGCAGGGCGCTTCTGCCCAAGCCGTTCGTTCTGGGGCCTTCGGCAGCGAACGAGAAGGCGTGCAGCGCGCCGAATTGCAGCGCGGGTTGCTCGAGCAGAAGGCAGGCTCGATTGCAAACCTCCTCTCCCAGGGGTACTCGCAAGCGCAAGCCAATGCGATGGCGTCCTTTGAGCAACAGCAGCAGCGTGCCCTTCAAGGTGGCCAGGCAACAGGTCAGCTAGGCCTTCAGGCAGGCCAGGCCCTTGGCTCGCTCGAAGCGCAGCGTGCGGGGGCAGAACAAGCGGCTGCTGGCCAGATTGCCAATATCGGGCAGACCGCAGGGCAACAGGCGGCGCAACAGGCTCAACTCGGCCAAGGTGCCGCTGGCCTTTATGGCAACCTCTCGCAGCAGCAGATCGCTGCGGGGCAGGGCCTTGGGCAGTTGGGCGTGGAGCAGGCGCGTCTTGGTCAGTCCGCGGCCGGTCTTTACCAGCAGGCGGCACAGGGCTACGGCAATCTCGCCTCGCAGCAGGCGGCGATCGCGGGCCAAGAGTCTGGAATGCAGCAGAACATCTCGAATCTGCTCATGCAGCAAGGCGCGAATCGTACGGCTGCGGCGCAGGCACTTGCCGGCATCTACGGCCAGCAGTCGGGGCAGTTCCAAAACATTGCGCAGGGCGTGGGCGCACTCGCAGGCCAGCAGTTTGGAATCGGCCAGCAGATGGCGCAGGGTCTCGGACAGATTGGCCAGCAGTACGGCCAACAGGCCATCAATCAGCTCGGCATCGGCCAGGCGGCGCAGGGCATGCAGCAGTCGGATATCAACTTCCTCTACAACACCGGACAGGCGCAGCAGGCGTTCAACCAGCAGGGGCTCGATGCGCAGCGTGCGACGCAGATGCAGCGGCTTTACGCTCCGTACCAGCAGCTCGGGTTCCTCTCGGACATCTATCGCGGGGCACCGTCCACGCAGATGGCGACGACGGCGGTCAGCCAGCCTTCGGCGAGCCCGTTCCAACAGGCCGCAGGCATTGGCCTTGCGGGGTTGACGGCAGCGGCAGGCGCGTCAAGGGCCGGACTTTTCGGTTAAGGGATTGAGGCATACATGAAAAATGAAATGATGGACGTCGAGAACGTCGGAATCATGCAAGGGTTCCTCGACCAAATGGGCGAGGAAGAGGCCGAACTCGAAGAGGAGGAAGGCTCCGAAGAGGCATCCGCGGCACGCGTGCTTAACCGCCGCCCGGACTCGCCCGAAATCCTCATGAACAATCTTCGCGGCGATATGCGATCGGTCGATGCGCGCCGTGAGGAGCTCGCCGATCTCGTCGGTTACGAGGCCGCAGCCGAAACCCCTGACACTGTTCTCGCCATGCTCCAGCCCGTGCTCGCGCAGCAGGGCGGACTGGGCGCGTTGCCACAATCAAGTGACATGGCCCAAGGGCCACAAGCTCCGATGCCGCCGCCCTCGGGGGGAGATATGGGAGTTCCGCCTCCCGGGGCGCCACCCCTTCCTCCTGGTGGACCCCCGCCGCCTGCCGGCGGTGATATGGCCGCGCTTCTTGCTGCTGCCGGCCCTCCCCCCGGGGGCGGCATGGCGCCGGGCGGCCCGCCGCCCGAGGGGCCTCCCCCGGGCGCTGGCCCGATGATTGGGCCTGATGGACAGCCGATTCCGCCGGAAGGCATGCCGCCGATCCAGATGAACCAGGGTGGGCTTGTCCAGCGTTTTAGGGATGGGTCAACCCCGGAAGGCGTGACCCAGATGGATGAGGAAGACCTTCCCGAGGACCGCACTTCTGCGGCGAACTTGCTGTATTCGCCGGAGCTGGTGGATTTTGCGCAGAGGCAGGCGGCTCGCACGCTGGAACAGCAGCCCGTGGCCGTTCCGACACTGGAATCGGCCATGCAGGGCCGGTTGCCAGAGTACGAGCGCCTTTTGGGCTCGGATAAGTCGGCTTCGCAGTCTGGACTGCTTTTTGACATTGCGGGGGCTGCCCTTAACTTCGCTGCTAACCGCGGCCCGCGGGGCGAAGCCCTTCGTGGTTCGCCCATGGCGCGTCTTGCAGGCGCGTTCAGCAATCTGCCTGCGGCCGTGCAGAAGCGCGTTTCGGATATTGAGGACACGAAGCGTCAGTTGCGCCTCTTGGCGCTCCAGGCGGGCGAGAAGGATCGGGATGAGATCCAAAATCTCAACGCGAAGTTGATGACCGAGCAGCGTTCTATTCTTAACACCGTTTTGACGGCCGATGCCAGAGCACGCGCTGCGGCAAACAAGCCGACGCCTGCCACGGGCTCGCGTAGCCAGTGGGAAATGAATACCTTCCTCGAGCCAGGGCTCTTGGATCGTTTTGCCTCTGGTCAGACCACGCCCCAGGAAACCAACAGGGTCGCTGCGGCGATTAGCAGCTACATACAGCCTCGCTATCAGGCGGTTGTGGATCCGATCACAAGACAGCCAAGCGGGTTCCAGGAACTTCCTGGCAATAAACTCCCGAGCTTTGTAATGGAAGCGCAAAACCTACGTAACAAGGGCGGGGCGCCTGTAGGCACTACGATAACGCTACCGCGTGACGCGCCTGCGGTAACCCCGGCCCCCGAACGGGAGAATGTTCAGGCAGAAACTCCTGCTCCGCTGCTGAATGAGGGCGGGCGTAAGCCGACAGAAGCCGGTACTGCACGCCCAGCGGATCGTCCGGTCGACGAGCCAACATACTTGTCACGCGAAGAAGCCTTTGCTGCTCCCGTGTCACTATGGCGCGATCGCTCGAAGATTGCTGGTCCGTTTGCTTCCGTTTACGCAGGCATTTCGCAGATTCCGGGCCTTGGCGATCCAATGCGAGAAATCACACTTGCTCGTTCGCAAGCCAATCTCGTGACGGAAGAGGTCGTCGAGGCGTTCTTGAAGAGCGCACAAAACAGCGTCACCGAGCAGCGTATGCTGCAAGGCGTGTTGCAGTTGAAGCCGGCGCTTCTTAAGGATCCCGAAGCTTATGGCACGCAGCTTATTGCGTTGTCGACGCTGATCGATCAGGCACTTGCTGACAATCGTGCAAAGGCAGACACCTCCCCGGGCACTGTTGGATCCACTTTGGCTCCAGACCAAGTGGCCGACGCGCGTAAAAAAGTCAAAGTGCTTGAACGCGTAAAATCCAATCTTGGCCTGCCGCCGGCCGTCTACAGTGAGGAAGAAATTGCTAGACTTCCACCTGATACAGAGGTCCTGTGGATGGGTGTGACTCCGGCAAGAACTAGGAACCGATAAGCATGGCAACGCCTGGCAGTTTTCGTTTTGAGGATATGTCGCCGGAAGATGTATCTGCTGTGCGTGGATACATGTCCAGCCTGGGCCTTGATCCGCAGTTCGCGATGAATGCGGAGACTTTCAACAACCTCCCCGAAGACAGGAGGCAGGCATTGTTCTCCCGACTCGGAGACATTCGGCTAGCTTCTGCCCCTCCTCCCGAGTCATCGGGTATCTCTGAAATTACGATAGGCGACCGCGTTATTCGTTTTGATGGACGAGAGGGGGATCAGGCTGCACCGACCACGGACCAAGGGCCTTCAGTTCTTGATACTGTGGAAGCGGCCCTTATCTCGCCTCGTATTGTAGCGATGGGGGCCTTAGCCCCCTCTCCAGAATTGCCCCCGAGTCTGGTTCCAATCACTGAGCCAGGCGTTGACTCACTGATGGGCGTGATCAGGGATCCGCTCCGGGAGGATGTGCCGCCACTGCCCTCTTCTTTGGTTTCCATTGCTCCCACTGTTGGCGAAAAAGCGGGTCAGGTCGGCCTTGGCGTGGCTGAAGGTGCAGTGCGCTACGGCACTCCTGCTGCCGCGGCTGCGTTGGCATTTACAAAGACGCTACCTATCGCTGCGGCGGCGCCCGGGGCGCAAGTGATTCCTCTTGTTGCTGCCGCAGGCGCGTATGGGGTCAGCTATGCGCTTGGCGATACGCTTGCAGATTTCTTCCCTGCCCCGCCGCGCGAAGATCTCGTCCCATATCGCGAAGGCGCGATCACGGCAGGCGGCCTCCTGGCCTCCACTCCGACCACGCTACTGATGACGGCACCGTCGGCCCTCGGTATTGCAAATGGCCCAGGCTCGCGCATCTACAAGATCATCGATTACTCAGTCCAGCTCGCTCGTCGCAACCCAAAACGCTACCTTGGCACAGAAGCACTGATCGCGGGCACAGTAGGCACAGCAGGCGGTGCCGCCGAAGCGTTTTTTCCGGGGGATGCGGGCGTTCGCTTCGGCTCTGAGTTTTTCGCAAGTGTGTTCACTCCCACGCGGTTTCTTTTTAAAAGCGCTACAATCGGCTACGATGTCGTTAAAAACCTGATCTCGCAGAAGTTTAGTGATTCTGCGGTAGATACAGCGCGTGCCAATCGTCTCTACAGCATTCTTGACAATACGCTGAAGGAATCAGCACCCATCAAGGAGCTTGAGGAACTCGGCACCCCTGATGCGCTTGCGCAGGCTCAGGTTTTGCGCGAGCGCTACTACAAGAACCTCATTCGTCAGCTTGAGGCAGACTTCCCGCCTGACGCACGACCGACCGCGGCTCAAGCGACAGGTGATCCGGGGCTTGCTCTTCTCGAAGAGAGCCTTGCCCGTGGCGATGCGTCGTTCCGTGCCAAGAGCACCGATCAGGCAAGATCCGCGCTGCGCGCGCAACAGGCCCTGATCGGGGCGCTTAGTAACATCGGTAGTCCCGTGGCCTTGCGCACGGCTGCGGAAATGCAGTCACAGCTTTACGACTCGATGGTTCTCGGTCGTATTGGCATAGCCGAACGCACTGCGGCGAATGCGGTGTCCCGTATCTCACGGGATACGCCTGCCAATCGTCAGTTGATTGGTCAAACAATCAAGAACAATGTCGAAGAAGCGCTAAACGAAGCGCGTGACTACGAAAAGCTCTTGTGGCGACAGGCCTATCAGCAGAGCACTAAGGTGCAGAAGGGCCAGATCGTACCGCGCCAGGTTTTGCCGAAGAAGACCCTGACCTCATTCCTTGATGTTGCCTCGAACATGACCCCGGAGCGTTATCTGGCGCTGCCTGCCGAATTGCGTTCGATCATGGGACGGCTTGGTGTCAATGAGACGGCCATTGCCTCATATAAGCGCGGCATGCGTACTCCAGAGTACTTGGAGACAGGCCGTGTGCCGGATGAGTACTTGATCGGCGGGGTCCGTCGCGGTCGCGGTGGCAAGCCTATTTATCAGCCGCTTGGAAACAAGACGGATGTCGACGAGTTAATCCGTATTCGTAGTGATCTTCTCGGGTGGGCCAGGGACTCTGCTTCGAGCAAGAACCAGCGCTCTCCGACGGACGCTCGCATGTACGGCATGCTGGCGGAGTCGATCCTCGATGACTTCTCGCAGCTCAATACGACAGCCTACGATCGCGCCCGTCAGTTTTCTAAGTCACTTAACGACAACTTCACCCGCAGCTATGCGCGCGATATCACGGCGGTGACCAAGGCCGGTGCGGAGCGTATCCCGCCTGAGCTGTTGGTCAGTCGCATGTTCGGTCGCGACAGTGACCTGACCTACGCTCGCATGGAACAGGTAGAAGACGCCGTGGGCTTCTTCTCACAGCAGTTTGATGCGCTCACCCAGCAGCTCGCACAGCTTCGTGCGGCAAAGGCTCCTGCTCGACAGATCGGCATTGTCCAGCAGCAGCTTGATGCAGTCCGCCCGATGGCAGAGCTTTCACAAAAGCGCGTTGTCTCTGTCACCGATGCGATGGATCGCGTGCTTCGTCTTGCGATGACGGATCCGACGATCGTCAACCCACAAACCGGCCGCGTAAACGCTCAAGCGCTTGCTAACTGGATGGCGCGCAACGAAGCGACACTGAACAAGTTCGGTTCGCTGAAGAACGACCTTAAGACTGCACTAGATGCAGAGAATGCATTTGCTGCGTTGAACGATCCAAAGAGTGCGGCTGCCCGTCAGTTGCGCAACCAACAAGACTTTTCGCTAGTGCTCGCCGGTGGCGAAAATCCAACGGCTGCGGTTTCGGATATCCTTGCCAGTCGCACCCCGGTAACGGATCTTCGTCGGCTGATTGCGGTTGCTAACACATCACAGACGCCACGAGCTGCGCTCGATGGCCTGAAGTCATCCATCCTCGAGTGGGCGTACACCAAGTCCGGCGGCACGGGCAATCAGTTCAGCGTTAAGGCGTTTGACGACAACCTCTTCAAACCACTTGCCCCAGGGCAGCCTTCTATCGTCAATCTCCTGCGTACGCAGGGGCTCATGACGAGCGATGAGGTGAAAAACATCCGTCGCATACTTGGGACAATACGCCGCATTGATGACGCCAAGACCAATCGGCTCTTTATCGAGAATGTGCTCGCTGGCGGCAACCCTCTCGAGGTCTTTGCCGTGCGTTGGCTCGCGCTGCATGGCAGCTCGGCCGCGATCCCATCTGGACCTGGCTCGCTTGCTGCGGCCAGTGCCGTGTCGAACACGGCGCAGCAGCTCTTTAACCAAATGCCACGACTCAATGCCCTCGCGGGCCTTCGTGAAGCGGCTGCCGATCCGAAGCTCATGGCCGCGCTCCTGCGCAAGGGCCGCACGGATCAAGAGAAACTTGCGTTCTTGCGTGATGTACAGGAGCAGCTAAACGCCGCCGGCATCCTCGTAAGCACCGGCCAGCGTGCCGTGATCCCTGCGCTGAACATCACTGAGCAGCGCCAAGAAGATATCCAGCGCCGTCGCGATGAGGCCCGTCGTATTCGCACAGCGCCGCCAGCTCCCACGACCCGTGGGGTGCCTGGCATGACTCCCCCGACGGGTGGCGCGCCCCCGGCTGGTGGAGGCGGCGGGGCGCCGCCGACCTCTCAGAGCCGGATGATGCTTCAGCAGCTCTTCCCAAACGATGCGATTACTGGGGCGGCTGCGATGCAGGGCGGGGCTCCGCCGATGCCTGGCTAAACGCTTCCACGCGCTTTAGCCATTCATCCTTGTAGCGATCGAACTCCGCGCCGCTCGTGCTGAACTCTTGAGTGCCGCCTGATTGCAGGGCGATCAGCACGTATCCGTGATTGATTTTGGTGCCGTGTATGAAGTCATGGGCTAATGCGTACGCAGCGAGCTGATGGAAGTAGTCCTGGATCCACTCATGCTTCTTAGGCTTCAGTGACTGCTTGAAGTCGATGATTGATGGGTTATCACGGTACACCCCGACCAAATCCGTTGTTCCCGCGTATTTCCCGGGGTAATGCAAGCTAACTTCCGAGCCCCAAATCTCGTTCAGGTTGCGAAAGTACTCGTTTACGAGCCTGTACCCCATCTCATAGCCCTTGAGCATGAGCCAATTCGTCGGCCTCGGCAGATCCCGGTACGCCACCATGCGCTCAATGACATTGTGCATATGCGTACCGACCGTGGCCGCTTCGTTACGGATCCGGTTCGCTTCGGTCTCACCAACCCTCGCGGCCCACGCGTCAAGGCCAGCTTTGTCCTTCGTGCCGGAGAGGATCGTGGTCACACTCGGCAATGCAACCGCATTACCATCCAGGTATCGCCGGCCTTCCGGGGAGTCGATACGCTCAAGTCTTTCGTATTTGTAGAGCCTTCTGATCGGGATTAGATCAACCATTTCTTGATGTCCTCTCCAAGCACTTGGGTCGAGATGTCGATCTTGTCACGCAGCGCCTTGACGATCTTCTCGTCGACCGTTTTGGGTGTAATTAGGTCTATATATGTCACATTCTTACGCTGACCGATGCGGTGCGCACGGTCCTCCGACTGCAACCGCTTCTCGAGATCGAAGCTATTGCTGTAGTAAACGACCACGCTCGCCGCCGTAAGGGTCAGGCCGTAGCCTCCGGTGCTGGGGTTTCCCACGAAAAAGCGCAGTTTGCTCTCTGGATCCTGGAAGTCCGCAACGACCCGCCGGCGCTCGTCATCGTCCGTGTCGCCAAAGTACGTACCAACGCTCTCCATGCCGTACTGAGCCTGGAGGGCGGTCTTGATGGCGATGATGTCATGACGGTAAGTGGCCCAAATGATCATCTTGCCGTCCGTCTCTTCGACGACGGACAAGAGTTCCTCGACCCGCTTGTTTGGGATTGACATCAGCGTGCCATTGTCCAGCTTCACATGACCACAGACGATCTGATGCAAGCGCATCAACTGCGTCAACGCATTCACCGTAGACATCAGCCCTTGGTCAAACTGCGCGAGCGCCAGCGTCTTCATCTGGTTGTACGCTTCCTTCTGCTGATCCGTGAGATCCACTTCGCGCTTGACATAGAGCTTGTCCGGCAAGTCTAGGCATTCCTCCTTCTTGACGCGGAAGCTGAACCGATCCAGCTTTTCTTTAAGCTCATCGAGCTTACGATAGCCAACGATCTGTTTGAAACTATGGCTCGCAAGCCGCCGCTCCACTGTCACGGCGTAGCGCGCTTGGAACGCGTAGTAGGACGGGGAGTCAAGACACGCGTCAGACAAGAACGCGCACTGCTGGTACAGATCAAGTGGTGATTTCGTCACCGGCGAGCCCGTCATGATGCGACGATACTTCGCCATTTTGCCTGTTTTTTCAGTGTTTTTGCTGCGTTTGCTGTTCGGCGTCTTGATCGTCGTCGACTCATCGATCGCCATCATCGCGTTGTGTACGAACAGAAATCTTTGAGCAAACTTCGTGCCGCGCGGCGTTGAGAACGCCTCGATGTTCATCATAAGGAGCTTCAAGTCCTCGGTGATCTCGAACAGGTTGTCGAGGGCTTCCTGTTCTGCCTTGCGTGGCGTTGCTGACCACAGCGCCATGCGGTACACCACATGCTCTGGCATGTGCTTTGGGACTTCGGTGTCCACCCAGTTGCGGTAGACCCCCTTCGGCGCTACGATCAATGCCGCATTGATACGGCCCAGGTCATACAACATCGCTATGTTGTTGATCAACATGAAGCTCTTTCCAGTGCCCATGTCTGCAAACAATGCCGCAACCTGATGATCCCAAAAGCGTTGTAGGTACGCCGCCTGGTGTACAAAAGGCTTGTTTTTAAACCGATATGTCTGTAAGAATTGACTCATGTTCCTCTCGCTTTCTAACAGGGCTTGCAATCCCTGAAGCGCGAGTCTACACTAGCTTCGAGTTTTGAGAAAGGAGAAAAATGGTGCCTACGGTGTATGTCGTTTCCGAGACTTTGCAGCACAACATTGCAAGTGCTCTCGATTACGGCCAGATTGAGACCATCCTGCCGCCCAATGCACAGATAGCCTTTTCCGTGATGCCGACCGTGCGTCGGATCCAGCGGAAGCTCGACAAGTTCACCGATGCGGACTACTTGCTCCTCATTGGTGACCCGTCAGCAATAGGCATCTGTTGTGCTGTCGCGGCGTCCAGGAACAACGGTCGCTTCAAGTGCCTTAAGTGGGACAAGCGGGAACGCCGCTACATCCCGCTCGAGGTGGATCTTTACAAGAAAGGAGAACATGATGAACCTTACGAGCTTGTTTGAAAACGAAGCCGATGCACTGAAAGTCGGAAACGACCAGTTATCGGGAATCTCGGCTCTGGCGCGTCGCGCCAAGCAGATCGAGAAGGAGATCACGGACCAGGAGGACACGCTCAAAGAGCTGAAATCCCAGTTCCGTAAGATCACCGAGGAAGCCCTGCCAGAGGCGCTTGCCGAGCTTGGGATGACATCGTTCCGCATGGACGATGGCAGCTCAATCGACATCAAGCCCTTCTACAGTGCCTCCATTAGCGAAGCCCGACGCGCCGAAGCCTTCCAATGGCTCAGGGACCACGGCTTTGACGACATCATCAAGAACACCGTCAGCGTCCGATTCGGCCGCGGCGAAGACGAGCTCTGTGCTCGTTTACTGAATCTACTCGGGCAGCAAGGCTATCCGGCTGACCAGTCCGAGAAGATAGAACCCCAGACCCTCAAGGCCTGGGTCAAGGAGCGGGTGGAGCGTGGCCAGGAGTTCCCCACGGAACTGTTTGGCGCCTTCATCGGCAAAAAAGCGACGATTAAATCTTAATAAAGGAACAATACAAATGGCTAAATCAGCACTTGCAGAGAAGACCCAGGGCACCGCTCTGGCCATCGCCACCGCGTTTGAGGAGGATGCCAGCAGCAGTTTTGCTGGCATGAACCAGGACGATTTCGCCCTGCCGTTCCTGCGCCTGCTCACGAACACGTCGCCGGAAGTCGGCGAGATCGACGGGGCCCTTCCCGGCATGATCTACAACAGCGTGACGGGGCAGCTCTACGACGGCAAGAAGGGCATCTCCGTCATTCCGTGCGCATATGTGCGTCAGTACATCGAGTGGGCTCCGCGTGGTAGCGGATCGGGTGCACCGATCCATATCTACCCGTCGACCTCCGATATCCTGTCGCGCACGCATCGCGAACCGGGCGAAAACAAGGACTACCTCGACAACGGCAACTACATCGAGAACACGGCTAACCACTATGTGATGGTCGTGGACGAGAACGGCGTGCCTTCGCCGGCGCTCATCGTCATGAAGTCCACGCAGCTCAAGAAGAGCCGCAAGTGGAACAGCATGATGCAGTCGGTGAAGTTGCAGGGTAAGAACGGTCTCTTCACCCCGCCGATGTACTCGCAGTTGTACCGCCTCTCCACGCAGGCCGAGTCGAACGACAAGGGCAAGTGGTTCGGCTGGGAAGTCGAGCGTATCGGTACGGTCGAAGACGAGGGTGTTTACCAGATTGCTAAGGCGTTCTCCCAGTCGGTCAGCTCCGGCCAGGTGAAGACGAAGCACGAAGGTGAAGGCGCGGAATCCGCTTCGGGTGCGGCTCCGTTCTGATGTTTCCCGGGGGCCGAAAGCAATGCTTCCCCGCAATCACTTATTGTTAGTAGGCCCCCTCTTTCGAGAAAGCAGAAATGACCGATATCACACGGTTCAAGGCGATTTTTACGGGTTTGGATATCGCCTATGGAACGTACAAAATCGAGACCGAGAAGAGCAGCGGCAAGCAGGCCGGGAAGGCCGTTGTCGTTCGCAAGCCTCCGACCGATGAACTCTGGCAAAAGCATCTTGAAGGCGTGGAGCCTTCGCTCGGCATCATCCCTATTCGTGCAGACAACTCCTGCATTTGGGGATGCATTGATATTGATCAGTATCCTCTGGATCATGCTGGGCTGATCAAAAAGATCCGCAGCCTCGAGCTGCCCCTTGTCGTCTGCCGAAGCAAGTCCGGCGGCGCTCACGTATTCCTTTTCACCAAAGAGCCGATCCCCGCCGCGGAGATGCAGAGGTACCTCAAGGGTGCGGCTGCACTGCTTGGCGAAGCGGGTCGCGAGATTTTCCCGAAGCAAGCCGAGATCCTCGTCGAACGCGGCGATACCGGCAACTTCCTGAACCTCCCGTATTTCGGGGGCGATGACACGATGCGCTATGCCTTCAACGATGATGGCCAAGCCGCAACGCTCGAAGAGTTCTACGCGCTGTACGACAGGTTCGTGCAGAGCGGAGAGCTGAAGATCCCCGAGGCACCGAAGTCCGCAGAAACCCCCGTCAAGGACGGCCCCCCATGCCTCCAGGCGATCTGCGCACAGGGCGTGCCTGAAGGCACACGGAACAACGCGCTCTTCGCGATCGGCACATACCTCAAGAAAGCGCATCCCGGTACCTGGGACAACCTGATCCTTGAGTACAACTTCAAGTATGTCATCCCACCGCTGCCGAACAACGAGCTCCAGGTCGTCATCAAGCAGCTTGGCAAGAAGGACTACAAGTACAAGTGCAAAGACGCACCGCTTAACGCCTTTTGCAATAGTGGGCTGTGCAGGACCCGCAAACACGGGATCGGGGCCCACGGGCCAGACTCCCCGCAGCTCTCTGCGCTTTCAAAGTACGCAAGCGAACCTCCGCTGTGGTTCCTCGATGTCAATGGCAAGCGCATTGAGCTCGACACCGAAAGCCTCTTTAACCAGATCGCCTTCCAAAAGGCATGCGTGGAGAAGCTCAACGTGCTGCCCCCCGCTGTGCGCAAGCAGGATTGGGAGCAGTTGCTGAACGGGCTGCTCACCGAGATGGTCGAGACCGAACAGATCACAGTCGCGAGCGAAGACACAACGGTCACGGGCCAGTTCAATGACCTGCTCGAAGAGTTCTGCACCCATCTCCAGCAGGCGATGGATCGCGACGAGATCCTGCTCGGCCGCCCGTGGACGAGCGATGAGGAGGGCAAGACCTACTTCCGCATGAAGGATCTGAACCAGCACCTTTTGCGCAACAACTTCAAAGGACTCTCGTCACCGAAGATTGCGCAGCGTATCCGCGACATCGGCGGCGAGCCGATCAGCCTCTTCCTCAAGAACCGGGCTGTGCGCTGCTGGCGCATCCCGCGCTTTGAGCGACAAGACTCACCGTTTGACACACCGGAACAAAAGAAAAGCAGGAGTCCCTTCTAATGCTTAAGATGGACGGATTCGACAAAGCACTGATCGGTATCGCAACCGTGTGGCAGAAGCACGAAAACGGCGGCGCAGAGCGTGTCGACACATTGATTTACGACGGCGACGCCCTTGTTGCGATCCTAATGCATCAGTCGGGGCTCTCTCACGAGGAGGCCCTGGAGTACATCAGCTACAACATCGAAGGCGGGTACGTCGGCAAGTCCACGCCAATCGTTGTCTGGCCCTGCGACATGGAGAGGGTCAATGCGGTGGTCAAAGGGAACCAAGAAGGTGAATGACCACCAGCGCATGGTGTTCGTCGTCCTGTATGTCGCGCTCGACCACGGCAGCCTCGTCGTCGGCGTGTACGACGACTATCGCGACGCGGACGATAAGCGCCAGGAAGAGCCCGAGCGGTTCATGATTGCGATCGCCCCATACTTCCCCTCCCCGCCAATGGAACCATGAGCGTCGAGAAAGTATTCGGCCCCCCTGGCGCCGGCAAGACGACCTACCTGCTTTCCGTCGTTGAACGGGAACTTGCTGCGGATGTCCATCCGACGCAAATCGGGTATTACGCCTTCACTCGCAAAGCCGCGACTGAAGCGCGTGATCGGGCGACACAGAAGTTCCCGCAACTGAACCCGGACCTCGACTTCCCGTGGTTTCGTACGCTGCACTCACTTGCTTACCGCTGCCTCGGCATCGGCTCCAAGGACATGATGACGCCGCAGCACTACGCAGAGTTCGCGAAGGAAGCGGGGATCGAGCTCGCCGTTGAGCAGGGAGACGAGGAGTTTGCCATCAAGGCCGACCACCCGATCCTGAACGAGATTAACATCGCGCGGATCAAGGGCAAGGACCTGCGCCAGCATTACAACGAAAGCGGCATGACGATCGAGTGGTTCCACTTCGAGTACGTTGACAGAGCTTACAGACATTACAAAGCCTCCCGGGGGCTGTTGGATTTTACCGATCTTCTTGAGCGCGTGGTCGATGAGCCGGAGCGGCTGCCCAGGCTGGCAACGGTGATAATTGATGAAGCGCAAGACCTTTCTAGGCTACAATGGAGGCTGGTAAAAGCCTTAATAGAGAGGTGTTCGAGCATGTACATAGCAGGAGACGATGACCAGTGCCAGCCCGCAGGGGCCCGCGTACTAACTACGGATGGGGAGGTCTCTATTGAACAGCTCGAACCAGCCCTTCATCGGCTAGTTTGTTACGACAGAAGCGGTTCCTACATTGTGGGCAAGAAAAACGGGTATTCCTTTCAAAAAGCGTCTCGTTCGTACTCGGGCCCAATACACGCAGTCACGTCCGGTGGGAACATCTCCCGTTACACAAGCAACCACCTTTGCCTTGCTCGCTGGAAACCTCTTAAAGACGTGGCCCATCTCAAGGTGGTGTACCTAATGCAGAAAGGGAAAAACTTTCGCATTGGTCAGTGCCAACTGTTCAGGGCGGATGGGTGTGTCCATGCTTGGGTACGAGCCCACCTGGAACAAGCGCAGCGAATGTGGTTTTTACGGGTGGTCGACTCCCACGAGGAGGCTTTTTATTGGGAAAATCGGCTTTCTTATCAGTACGGTATCCCACAAACCGTATTCAAAGGGCCTGCTGGGAACAAGAACTTGTCCGCCGCGATAGATAAAGTCCATGCGGATTTATCTACCGAGCACAATGCGCTGAGACTCCTGTCTGATCTAGGTAAGTTTCGCGAACACCCCGTGTACGACAGGGGAGAGATGCGGCAGCGTCGAGGGGGTAGTCAGATTTTTGCCGTTAGGGCGTGTAACTTAATCCCCGAAGCCATGCTTGTAGCAAACAAAGCCCGGGATGAACTGCGTTGGCTGCCCTTTAGTGTGGATACGGCCTGGGCAAATACAACGGTCTATTCCCTAGAAGTAGAGAAACACCATAACTATTTTGCTGACAACATCCTGACCCACAACTGCATCTACACCTGGGCGGGAGCCGATGTCGATAGCTTCCTCACCCTCGAGGGCAATATCCGCATCCTCGATCAGTCCTATCGTGTCCCCTCCAAGATCCACGCCTTTGCCGATCGCGTCGTCAACCGCATCCGTAAGCGCCAACCGAAGATCTGGAAGCCCCGCACCGAAGGCGGAGCTATCATTTTCCACAACGACTTCCACCACGTCGACCTCACCCAAGGCGAGTGGCTCGTGCTCGCCGCCGCCAACTACATGCTCACGGACATGCACGAGTGGATCAAATCCCAAGGCCTACTCTTCGAGCGCGGCGGACAACGGAGCGTCCCCGAGTCCGTGCTACACGCCGTGGTCGGCTGGGAACGGCTGCGCAAGGGCCAGGAAGTCCCGTTCGAGACGGTCAAACTCATCTACAAGTACCTCGATGGGCAGTTCGTTAAGCACGGGCACAAGGGCCTCAAGGCGGCGAACATGGACGCGATGTATACCCACGAATCGCTGACCAAGGACCACGGGCTCCTCACCGATGCCATCTGGCACGAGGCGCTCACCAAGGTCGCTGAGGACAAGCGAAACTACATCGTCGCGCTCCTGCGCCGAGGCGTGAAGCTCACGGGCAAAGTCCCCATCAAGCTCTCCACGATCCACGGCGCCAAGGGCGGTGAGGCGGACAATGTCCTGCTCATCAGCGACCTCTCGACGAAGTTTGCGAAGGAATACGACCGCAACGCCGATGACCTTAACCGCCTGTTTTATGTCGGAGTGACCCGCGCCAAGCATGCACTCCATATCGTTTTACCCAAGAACGCACAGAAGGCTTTTAGATTGTGAGAACTGTCCCCATGTTCCAGCGCCCGTCCGAGTGGACGCCGCCTGCTACCTTCCCCGATCTCTCTGCCGCAGCAGAAATCGCGATCGACCTCGAAACCTGTGACCCCCACATGGAATCGATGGGGCCAGGATGGCCCCGGAAGGATGGCTATATCGTCGGCTACGCGATCGCGGTAGATGGCTGGAAGGGCTACTTCCCCGTTGCCCACCAGGGGGGCGGGAACCTCGACAAGCGGATCGTCGAGCGCTGGGTCAAGAAGGTGCTCGAACTGCCCTGCGACAAGATTATGCATAACGCTGCATACGATCTCGGCTGGCTCCGGGCATCAGGGTTCACGGTCAATGGTACCGTCTATGACACCATGCTCGCCGCCCCGCTGATCGATGAGAACCGCTATAGCTACGCGCTTAACTCACTCGGCTTCGACTACCTCAAGGAGGTCAAGTCCGAACAGGGGTTGAAGGACGCCGCCTCCGACTTCGGCGTACACGCCAAGAAGGAGCTCTGGAAACTCCCCGCCATGTATGTCGGGGACTACGCCGAGCAGGACGCGGCGCTGACGCTCAAGCTCTGGCACCACCTGAAGACGCTCATCAAGAAGGACGAAGTCGAGTCGATCTTCAACCTCGAGACCGAACTCCTCCCTATCATCATCGATCTGACCTTCCAGGGCATCCGCTTCGACCGCCCGAAGTGCGAGCAGCTCATCGACGAGTTCAAGCGTAAGGAACTCGAGCACATCAAACAGATCAAGTCCCTCTCCGGCGAGAAGGTCGATATCTGGGCCGCTGCCAGCATCGCCAAGGCCTTCGACAAGATGGGCCTGCCCTACCCCAAGACCACCACAGGCCTGCCGAGCTTCACGAAGACCTTCCTCGATAGCCATGACCACCCTGTGGCCAAGCTCATCATCGAAGCCCGAGAATTCAACAAGACCCACGGAACTTTTCTCGAGCCATACCTTCGACATAGCGCCGTTGACGGCCGGATCCACCCGCATATCAACCAGATGCGCTCCGAGGACGGCGGTACCGTCACCGGGCGCCTCTCCATGAACAACCCTAACCTCCAACAGGTGCCGGCTCGCCATGAAATCATCGGTCCCCTGGTACGCTCGCTTTTCCTGCCTGAACAAGGACAGCTTTGGGCAGCCAATGACTTCAGCTCACAAGAGCCTCGGCTTCTCGTCCACTACGCTACCCTTCTCGGTCTACCAGGAGCGGAACGCATGGCGGATGCATACCGCAGCGACCCCAACACCGACTTCCACCAAATGGTGGCAGATATGGCAGGGATCAAACGCAAAGCCGCCAAGACCATCGGACTCGGGCTGATGTACGGAATGGGCAAGCAAAAGCTCGCCAACTCCCTCGACTTGCCCCTGGACGAGGCCGCCGAACTCATCGGCACCTTCCACTCCAAGGTCCCCTTCCTTCGCGGCACAATCGACGCCGTCATGCGCCGCATCGAACACCCCGCCTCCGGCGGCTCGATCCGCACGCTACTCGGCCGCAAGTGCCGCTTCCCGCTCTGGGAACCCGTCGAGTACGGCATCAACAAAGCCCTGCCGCGCGAACAAGCCGTCATCGAATACGGCTCACGGATCAAGCGTGCGATGACATACAAAGGCTTGAATCGCCTGATCCAAGGCTCCGCAGCCGATCAGACCAAGGCCGCAATGGTCGCGCTGCATAAAGCAGGGCACCGCCTGCTCCTCCAAGTGCATGACGAAATCGCTATCAGTGTTAATGAGCGAAGTGACGCGGACCACGCGTCACGGATCATGCAAGAGGCCGTCACCCTCGAAGTCCCCTCCCGGGTCGATGTCGAAATCGGCCCGTCCTGGGGAGAAGCGAAAGGATAGTTGCGAGGCAGGCGCCGTTGCGCTAGAGTCAGCATTCCGAGAAAGGAGAATAGTGTGGATAAGCCACCAGTGAAGCCAAAAAAGCCTGTCCCCAAAGGACTGCGCTGGAAGAACCTGAACTACGACGAGTTCAACCGGACATTTCCGCGTCTTGGTATGCGCCGTCTTGCGGCGCGTACTGATCCCGAGGCCAAGCAGAAACTCGCGAAATTGCAAGAATACGTCTGGCGTTATCGACGCAAACGCAACTACCGCTACCCGGGCCGCTACTCACCGAGCAAGCGCAAGGGGGCGAAGTTCGTGGCTGTCATGGTTCCGATTGATGTGCACGCGAAGCTCAAGGAGCTCGCGAAGTTCTACAAAAAGAGCATGTCGCAGATCTTTCGTGAGCAGATTGAACCGTTCTTCGACGAGACCTATAAACAGGCCGAACTACTTGCTCGCATTGAAAAGAACCGGGAGAAAAACAGTGTATCACCGTACGTCGATAAGCCTGGAGGTTGAACTGTCGTTCGACATCCTCGATCCGATCGTACTGGAGCGCGCCGTGCTCCCTGCGATGATCGAGATCAAAGCCGCCTACGCCGAGCTCGAGAAGGAGGACGGCAAGAAAGCGCGAGTAAATGTGCTCAAAGTACTTAGCGAATCGCAGCGCATGTTGCTTGAAGATGAGATTACTGAAACCTTACGAGAGGAAGAACCGTGAACGTATTTCCAGACCGAGTGACCGATGACAAAGGCTCCGCCAGGATCGAAGGCGGGATCACGCTGCGCGACTACTACGCCGCCGCTGCGCTGACCGGGATCCTCTCGAATCCCCACACGCCGCAGAACACCCCGTACTATGTGTCGGCAGATGCCTACAGGCTTGCCGATGCAATGCTCGAGGCCCGCGACCAGTGATCTCGAAGATCCGCCGCTGCGTTGAGTGCAAGCAAGTCTTCGCCTCGCCCGATGCTTTCCGTCTGCACAAGCGCGTCGACGGGAACTGCCGTTCGATCGAGGCCTTACTCGCGGTCGGCTACAAGCAGACGCCGAAGGGCTGGCTCCACAGCAAGGCAAGAGTAAGCAACCGATGACCCGCGACGATATCATCCGCATGGCAGGAGGTGAAGCATGAATACAGAAAGAAAGCCCGAGTTCAGCAAGGACCGGCTCAATCAGGAGATACGGGAGCTGCTGCGTGAGAACTCGCTACACAAGAACGCGCTGTTCCTCAAGGACAAAGAACTTATTGTCCTGCAAGAGAAATTGAAGGAAGCCGACGGCACGATCAATTTTCTCAGCATCATGCTTGGAGTTGTGCTGCTGATGTTCATCGCTGTGCTGTTGTTTGCTGTAACGCAGTGGAGATAAGACATGGAAACTAAAATTGTAGATTTTGTCACATTCATCAAAGCCACCCGAGAGGAGGCTGTATTACTTGCGGATGAAATGGGCGGGGCAGAGATCCATGCCTTGCACCTTATGAAGGGCTTTATCCCTGCGGAAATTCCCGTGGGTTATTTGGTACAGCCACTACCGGGAAAAAAACTCGGCGCGAAACGAATCATTCGGGATTAGGAGGTGAAGCCGTGAAAGGTTGCATAGGCTGTAAACACGCGGACTGGAAGCGGACGGCGAAGGGCGGCCTTCATTCGTCAGGCAAAGGGCGATGCAAATACCCCTACGAAGTGCCGCTGCTTCCTGCTGCGATGTATTGGAGGAGTCTTCGTCCACCAACCCCATATGGCGGGTATATCAATCGCCATGAGGAAAAGGACGAAGTTTGCCCGACGCGGGAGGTGCTCTGATGAGCGACCGTGAATTGCTGACCGAGTGCCTTGATGTGTTGACGCACGACGCCGCGCAGAGGACTTTCGCTGGCGGGGTGAGGATGTCGCAGTTGGCGATCAAACTCCGCACCCACCTCGCCGCGCCGGAGCCGGAGAGCAAGACCCCCGCATGGTGGGTGGATGGATTGACTGTAACTTTGATGCGTGAAGGTGTGAACAAGCACCGTGCCAGAGAGATTGCCAAAGGGTATTGGGAAGCGTACTGCCAGATACCGGGACAAGAGGAGGTGCCGCGATGAACCGCGACGACATCATCCGCATGGCGCAAGAGGCAGGGGCTTTTTTTGACGGCGATTTCTCTGTCTACGATATGCCAGAGCATTGCTTTGAGAAGTTTGCCGCCCTCGTTGCCGCCCATGAGCGCGAGGCTTGCTGCAAAATTGTTTATGGTTTGTGCGAGTCTGATAATTCTGCTCAACGAACTGTAGAGGCTATCCGCGCAAGGGGTGAGGTGCCGCGATGAACCGCAAAGCCGTGCTCGAACGCACACTCGGCAAGAAGGCCGCTAAAAAATATCTGTCCGAAACACCCAAAAACGAGGCAAGTAGCACCGTCTCTCTGGAAGTCAATGCAGAGACCCTCGACCAGATCGTGATCCAAGAGCTCGTCGGGCTGCACACCTCCCTCTCCCGCGACCTCAAGGATCGCAAGGCAGGCAAGAAGATCGGCATCTTCGATATGGACAAGGATATCGACATTGCAACTATCAACGGGCATGTCTTCGCCGTTGAAACAGTGCTGCGCTATTACGCGACCCCGGCCATGCTCAAGGAATACGGTTTCAAATGACACCCCAGGCCGGTAATATCCCGGCCCATGAAGGTCATCTGTAAAAAGGTCGACCCTTCAAACCCGGAAGTCGAAGAGACCCTTATCGAGCTGCAACGGGCTTGTCTGCCGCACGATGCTTCGTACTTTCCAGAAGAGGGGGTTTGGTGGATCGCGTACCACCGGCGCACGCCGGTGGCATTCGCGTGCCTCGTCCCATCCCAGCAGATCCCAGACGGCGTTTACCTGGGCCGCTGCGGCGTCACGCCGCTCGCTCGAGGCGGCGGCATCCAACGCCGACTCATCCGCGCCCGCCTTACATGGGCCAAGCGACAGGGGTACAACTGGGCCGTGTCAGACACCACGGACAACGGACCAAGCGCCAATAACCTTATCGCCTGTGGATTCAGGCTCTATAGCCCTCCTCTGCTTTACTCCCTCGCACGAGCCCTGTACTGGAAAAAGAAGCTCTAAGTGCCGTTCAAGGACGACAATGTCCGACGCGAACGGCAGCGAGAGTACTCGCGGCGCTGGTATCTCTCCAACCCGTCCAAGACCAAGGCCTCCTCCGCGCGGCGCAAGCGAGAGCAAAAAGAACGCTGGGAAGCCTACCGAGCGAACAAGGTCTGCGCCCATTGCGGGTTCTCCCACCCCGCGGTGATCGACTTCCACCATGTCATCCGCGAGAACAAACAGTCCGTCAATGACCTCGCCACCAAGCGCAGCAATGTCTCCGCCGCGATCCGCGAGGCCGAGGAGAAGTGCATCCCCCTTTGCTCAAATTGCCACCGCATCTTGCATTGGCAGGAACGACAGCGTATAAGGGCGGGGAGAAAGAAGAAATCCAGGAGAAAGAAAGCATGACTAGTTTCTGGTTGTTGTTGATTCTGTTGTCCGTAGTTGGTATAAGCATGTACTTCTGCTATCGACGCAGCCCCCAGAGCGAAGAGTGGCGCCGTGTGCCACGACCGAATTGGAGATGTAGTCGCGGCGGAAGAGAGTATTTTTAACCTAGAAAGGAGATTGTTTATGGATGGTTACGACAAAAGCCTCTTGGCCATTGGTTCGTTTTTCGCGTTCCTGCTTCTCGCGTTCCTCGCCGCTGTCGCTTACGACGGCTACCTTCGCACGCGCATGATCGCTAACGCCCCCGACCCGCTCTACGCGGCCTGTGCCTACGACTCGGGCAGCTCCGCTGTCCCGGCGTCCTGCTACACCCTGCTCTCACTCAACAAGGATATGCCCCAATGAACATCCGCAAAATGAAACCCGCCGCCGAAAAGGCCTACCAGTACTTCCTCGACACCCCAGGCGCAAAGGTCTCAGGCGTCGCTAAACGCTTCAAGCTCTCTGTTCCCTACGCCTACAAGCTCCGCGACAAGGCCCGTGGGCCGTCAGACGGCGCCCTCACCATCGAGGAATGGGCAGGAGAGACCACCCCCTCGCCACACGCCGCAGATGCGATCGTGCTCGTGAAATCAAACGACACATCAATGCTCGAGACCCTCGGATCACGGGCCAAGGCCTACGGCGCGTTCAGCGACAACGCACGCCTCGCCCAAGCCCTCAAGCGCGCCATGGCCGACCACGCCCAGGATATGGGCAAGACCTACGCCGATGACCAATGGGAAGCCCTCGAGATGATCGCGACCAAGGTCTCGCGCATCGTCAATGGCAACGCGGACGATATCGACCAATGGCACGATATCGCCGGCTACGCCACCCTCGTCGCGGATCGGCTCCGGGGGCTCATCAGATGAGCCCCACCCGAGCCGAGCTCCTCGACACAATCGCCCTGCTCCAACTGGCGCTGAACGGCGTGACCATCGAACTCACCCAAGGCTACAACACCATGCCCCGCCGCCGGGACCTGCGGGACTCGGTCGAGGAATGCCTCGCCGCGGAGCACTACGGCCGCAAGGTGCTCAAGCAAGCCCGCTACCAGTACAAGGTGCAACCTAATGATAAAGGTGCAACCTAATGCGCCCCGCCATCAACTCCACAGACGACCCGCCCGTGCCGATTACAGACATCCTGCTCCGGGAGTATGTCTACGCCCTGCGAAGGCGGATCGAGGTCTCCAATGACCTCCTGGAAGCCCTCACGAGCGATCTGAAACGGGTCAAACAAGAACGGGACGGCCTCCAGAACCATATCGAACGGCTGCTCCTCGATTTGCATTGGTACGAGTCCGGGCGCAAGATCGACAAACCATGAGTACCCTCACCATCACAGGCGTCTGCGGCCCCGCCGACGAACCGCTCGTCCAAATGATCGTCGTCACGATCAACGGGACACGGTACGCACTCGTCGGGCCCGTGGTCCATGTGCCAGGGATCATGGACCAAGACCTCGATGTCACAGGCATCGAGTTCGGCGAAATCATGCCCGCCTACGCCGCCGCACGGATGCTCGAAGGAGACTTCAAGGGCGTGCTCGGTATGGGCATCCAATAAGGTTTTAGTGGCCGCTGTTCCCTAACGAGTACCCCTCCCTTGGCCACAACCCCATCCCGGCGACGAGTCGAGATGGGGTTTTTTATCCCCCGCGGGCTAAGTTCTCGAGCCGGTTGTCGTTGATGTTGCCGTTCAGATGCACGATCGGGAACATGGGCCACTCCCCATGGCCCAAGAGCCACGCAATCTGGGCGGCGGGATATAGCGTATGACCAAGGACCACGCGCCATTGGCCGTTCTCGTCGACGCGCTCGTGGCGAGTGTCCGCCCGCCTGCCGTTGCGTACTCGGCGCCAGCAGATGGCGCCGCTTTCCGGGTCGTAACGGAATAGGTATTCAACAAGGTCTATACTGGGTTCGCTCATCTGTCGTTACCTCGATGGATGGGAAGTGGCCCTCCGGGATGTCCGTCCCGGAGGGCTGCGACTATTGTGTACTGTAGGGATAGAAAGGGCAAATCTGTGGTTTTAATGGTACAAGGGTCACGGGTCACGGGGTAAAATGACCGCATCGTGGTCAAAAAGGGCGTTTTTACAGCTTTAGTAGACTCTCAGGGGGGTCTAATGAATTTTTTTTAAAAAAAGTTGGGAAAAGGTGTAATGGATGTAATGGTGTAAGAAGTGAGTAGGAACAATGACTTGTAACTACACGGTAGTATTACACCTCTCTACAGGTGTAATTTGATATAAAATGCGCGCGCGGACAAAATTTTTGATTTTTTTTTCTTCATTGACCCTCCTGAGAGTTATATAAATCGCGTAAAACGCCTTGGCATTGACTGTTGACCCCTGTAGACTGTCGGCATGTTGCAAATTGAGTCCAACGTACCACCACCGGAAAGCCATGCCCGGTTGAGGTACCCGTTTCATGACATGTATGTCGGCGATAGCTTCCTCATCGAGGATCCGTCGATGGTCAAGAACGCCCGATCGGCGGCATGGATGTACTCCAAGCGCCACGGGTGGAAGTTCTCGTGCCGGAAGGTCGAGGGCGGCTGGCGCGTCTGGAGGACGGCGTGAGCAGCAAGAAGGAAGATGCGTTCATGGCCCGTGTCGGGCGAGGCATCCCCCAAACAACGCTGAACAAGGTCAACCAGCCCGTTCCGGCGGTAGGCAAGAAAAACAGCAAGTCGAAAAGACGGGATCAGGCCCTGACCACCCAGGAATGGAAGTTCGTCAACGAGTTCGTGTCGGGCGATGGGCACGTCACCGCTAAGGAGGCGGCCCTGCGGGCGGGGTATCCCGAAAAAAGGGTCAAGTACTACGCCGAGTCGCTGACCGATCCGAACATCAACCCGCACATTGTGTCGGAGATCCAGAGGCTGCGGGCAGAGATGGCCGAGAAGTACGGCACGACCTACGAGCGGCATATGCGTGACCTTCAGGTCATCCGGGATCAAGCCCTGTCCGCGGGCGCGTTCGGCGCAGCCGTACAGGCCGAGTACCGCCGCGGGCAAGCCCTTGGCACGATCTACATCGATCGCAAGGAGATTCGGCACGGCACGATCGATTCTATGAGCAAGGAAGAGGTCATGCGTAAGCTTGAGGAAATCAAGAAGCTCTACGGCAATGGCAGCCCGATCATTGATGTGACGCCGCAGCAGGTGGAGCAGAGCCTCGAAGGCGAGGATGAACCCGTCACCGAGGCCGTGCTTGAGGAGGAAGAGGATGCCGGCGAAGCCCGAGACGAAGTTGTATCAACGGCTGAAAGAAAACCTCCCAAACTGCCTTATTACCCGGATTGAGTCACGGGTCGGGCTTGGCATCCCGGACTGCCTGATCGCCCTGCGCCGATCGGGCACCTATGCGCCTGTAGAGCTGAAGGTCGTGACGCATGGTCGGCGGGTGCGCCTCTCGCCGCATCAGATTGCCTTTCATGCGCGGCACGCGGAAATCGGATGCGCGACATTCGTGCTCGTGCTGTTCGTGCCGTTCAAGAAGGTCGCAAGCAAAGAGGGTGTGCTGAAGTTGTACCGGGGCGACCAAGTGCTCGAGCTGGCGAAGTCGGGCGTCGATACGACACCGATTGAGGAGTGGCACTACGGCACGATGCCGTGGGGCATGCTCGAGATCGAGCTGATGAAGTCTTGACGGCGTGCCCGGTGTTCAACTAGGGTTGGGGTTCTGGGGTTGTCCCAAATAGAAAACAGAAAGAGGATTTAAGCAATGAATGACGAGCAGCTTTATTGGTTCGCCTGTGGTTATCACGACGGGCGCGCAGTTGGTGCCGGCGTTGAAGAGGGGCTCGATGCCATTGACGATGACGAGAATCGCGTGGCCTATCGACGCGGATATGACCTCGGCGTATCGGACTATTGCATCGAGGAGACCGAGGATGACGCGGCGTGATCGGTACGCCTCGAGAATCAGCAAACAGTTCCCGACGGGCTCGATCAAGCTTGAGGAGGAACCGCCCAGAAAAAACATGATCAAGTTCGTGTTGTTCATGGTCTGGCAGACCATACTGCACGGAAGGAATCGAAAGTAGTTGACAACCCGTTGTCACTCGCTGACGATCGCACTACACCTCATGTGAGGGAATTAGAAAGGAGAATTGAAGATGACACGCGATGAAAAGATCGACCTCTTGGTCGACGAATGGATGACCCGGATTCTCGAGGGCCAGCAAGACCTAATGTTGATGCATTGCATGCTCAACGGTTTTGTTGGTTTCAGAAACATGGACGAAGCAGAGCTCGAGGTCGAGATCGAAGAGATCAAAGCGATGAAGGCCGAAGAAGAGGGCGACCAATGAGCGCACAGCACACACCGGGGCCGTGGGAATTGCGTCGGTCTGTTCGTGAGTACTGGTTTATCGACCATGAGCAAGGCGGCGAGGGCTACACGCTGACTAAACTCGACTGCAACGAAGCAGACGCTCACCTGATAGCCGCCGCGCCTGACCTACTGGCCGCGCTACAAAACTGCGTCAATGTGCTATCCCTCGCGTTACCCTTGTTTGATGATGAGTCAACCGACGATAAAGACTCACGCGAGGAAGTCGGGAGCGTGCTAGATGCCGCCCGTGACGCTCTCGCCAAGGCGACGGGGGGCGACCAATGACCGCCGCGCAACGATGGGAGGTGCTGACCCTTGTCGGCGATGACTGGGACAACGCGTGGAGCCTAGACGGCGAACCCGAAACCTTCGACAGCTACGGCGATGCGGACGCGGCACTAGCGGAGCATCTGCGGGACTGTAGATGGGCGGTAGACGCCGGGCAGCTTGACGATATGCCAGCCCGCGACGCGTTCCGCATCGCGCCGATTTGAGGGCCGGCCCTTGCATCGGCCCGATCGATAGCTGATACTCGCACCACCGGCGCATGTCGTGCCGGCCACAGAAAGGAGAAAGGAAATGTCGACTCTTACTCAGGCCTCCCACCAATGGGCCACCCGTCCGCTCGAGGAGCGTTTCACAAGCTTGCCCGCCATGCGCGCCAAGCTCGAAGAGATCCGCGCGAACTCTCGCGCCGCCGTCGTTAGTTCGCGTCAGCTTTCAGCGACTCCGTCGGCCGATAATCGAGGAATCGTCATCGAGGGCCCGAACGGCCACGCGGCCGCCCCGACTAACTGGGCATTTGGCCAATTGGCGAACCTTTCAGGAGCCCCGGGCGCGTACCTGCGCACACTCCCGGCGCCACTTGCGGCCGATTGTTTGAACTACGGCCTCCGCGTCGAGCGTGACGCGATCGACACCGGCGTGCTACTCACGCGCCGCCCTGGTACCTTGGAGCTCGAGCTTCGAGCCGCCACGGGCCCGCGTTACGGCCGCATCTGGAATGTTGATGTGGTGCGCGCCCTCGAGGATCGGTTCGGCGACGGCGTCACCGGCGACTTCCGCGTGCCGGGCGAATTCGGCCGCGAGCTCTCGCAAGTTACCGCGAAGAATACGACGCTATTTGCTGGCGATCGCGATATGTTCGTTTTCCTCGCGGATGAGAAAAACCGAATAGAGCTTCCGAACCGCCGCGACGGTAAAACCGGCGAGCTCGCACGTGGGTTTTTTGTAACGAACAGCGAGACCGGCGCGGGCGCCTTAAAGGTTAAAACCTTCCTTTTCGACTATGTTTGCGCAAACCGGATCGTATGGGGCGCCCATGAGCTCGAGGAAATCAGCATTCGCCATACGGCGAGTGCGCCCGACAGATTCATCGAAGAGGCCGCCCCGGCCCTTTTAGAGTACTCGCGCGCGAGTGCGTCGAACGTGTCCAACATTCTGCGCACGGCGCAAGCTTCCAAGCTCGAAAAGGTCGACGCGTTTTTAGCGTCGCGATTCGGGCCGCGCGTGGCCGATCGAATCAAAACCGTGCATATGGCCGAAGAGGGCCGCCCGATTGAAACCGCATGGGACGCGGTGACGGGCGCCACGGCCTACGCACGGTCGATTCCGTGGACAGCGGAACGCGTGGAATTCGAGAGCACGGCCGGCGCCATTTTGGAGGATATCGCGGCATAAGCTCCCGCCCGCTGCGGGCACTACTAGGGGCCGGCCATTGTGCCGGCCCTTTCTTTTATGCATACTCCCGGCACCGGCGCATGTCGTGCCGGCCAGAAAGGAGAATATTTCGCCATGTTAAAAACCGTTCGTCAGTCTGCGAACTCGAAAACCGGCCCCATTGCGGTGACCTACCGCGCCGGAGCTTCTAACGTGTTTTCCACTTGCCCGCGTACGTGCCCGCTCAACCCGCAACCCGCCGCCGCCGCCGGTGCTATCGATCGCGGATATCTGGCCGCCCTCCGGCGCGCCGTGCCGCGTAACGGCCGCGCGTGGACGTATTCCCATTTCCCGGCCGCGAAGCTTCCGAAACCGGCGCCCGGCGAGACCGTGATCAACTTTTCGGCCGACACTCTCGCGGCCGCATTGAAAGCCCGCAAGCTCGGGCGGCCGACTACGCTCACGATCGGCGCCGGGGTTGAGATCCCGAAGCGGGTCGACGACGTGCGGTTCGTGCGTTGCCCGGCCGAAGTGTCGGACGCCGTCACGTGCTCGAATTGTGGCGACGGGGAGCCCTTATGCGCCCGTGGTGAGCGTGACTTTGTCGTGACTTTCACGGCGCACGGTTCGCAAGCTCGCCGCGTGGGCACGGATGAGCCGGGCGGGTGCTACGGCGCCGGCGGCCACGTGGCGCTGCAATGGCGCGCGACAAGCTCGAAGGGCGCACCGGATGACGCGGCCGCCCTCGAGCGGTTCGCCCGGGAGCTCCCGCCGGGATCCTTTCTCCGGCATCACGTGGTCGGCGATATCGGCCGGCCGGCGTAGTCGCTCGAGCTCGAGCTTGCGCCCTCGAGGGCCGGCCCTTATGCCGGCCCTTTTTTTTCGCCTGTAGGGAGCTCTCCGGCCGCCCGTGGCCGCATTCCCGGCCGCCCTTGGCCCTCAGCCGGTATCGGATTCTGGGCCCTTCCCGGGCCGCCCTTCCGCCCGTGGCCGCCCGTGGCCGCCCCTTTCCGCCCTTGCGCGTCCGTTTTCCCGTGACAGGTTCCCGGCCCGTGTCCCGTGAGCCGTGAATTGTTGCCAGCGGTACCGGACGCGTGGCCCGTGTCGCGTGGCCCGTGGCCCGTGTCGCGTGGTTCGCGGGCCGTGGGCCGTGGGCCGTGGGCCGTGGGCCGTGGG